GCTTGTCCACTACAACTAACCCTCCCATTCCCCCATTTTCCCCTTTTTTTCCCCACCCTTTTTTGCTCTTTTTTGGGGGGGGGGGCGGGGGCGATTGCGGCGACGTATAGATCGGACCTCTGGACCGGGTTCAATGTCAAAGTGGCCACCCCAAACTGGGGAAGCCTTAAAGACAAGCGGAATTCCGGACCAAAGGTCTTCTCTAGACCTCTCCGCGGCTGAATGTGCCTCGTCGACAAGGGCGAAAAGATCCTCACGGGGAGGATCTGCAACCACAACCTTGTCGGCTCTGGAGACTCCGGTAACGATAGGTGGAACAGGGTTGGAACCCCTCCACCTGCGAAACCAGGATCTCTTCATTAACCCGGATACAACATATCGGGGCACATTAGCCACGCAAAAGTCCCTAAGGACAATCTCGTGTCTGGCAAGAACCGACACAGCATACTGGCGTACACTATGCCGCATTTCTTTTGTACCCTTCCATACTTCTCCGAGGAGGTCAACGCAGTCCGATCTAAACGGACGGAGGAAAGAGAGACAATGTCTAGGAACGAGTTTCCGAGAGGGGACGTGATATGGCTGACTGTTCAAGTCTAGCCAAACGTCTGAAAAGCCGGTCTTTTGGCGGTTGACTACAAGTCCGAAGGTAGAAGTGACGTCTTCCCAAAGAGAGAAGAAGTCACGATCGCCCGAAAACATGCAATCATCGCCATTAAACCTGCCAACTCTTCTACTACCCGAACCAAAACTAATGTCGCAGCAAATGTCGTAGCAAGCTTTGTTGATAAGGCACAAGATGGGGAAACTCAAAAGATTCCCCATCATCTGCTTCCTAGTCAACTTATATCTTGTCTTGCGGCTCTTAGACCACAGGTGAAGATCGCCGATTGCTGCCAACATCAACCCTCTCTCCTCCTCCGAAAGATTAGAGTCTTCCACCAGAACCGAAGTTACTGCCTCAGTTACCCAAGGCAATATATTATCGGTTGCAGCCGAGTAGTCGCCGGAGATAAAAGACTCCGAGGCACGACGGTCAGCGACAACAGCGGAAAAATCTGTCTTAAGGACATCGCCACGCACACACCAGCCGAAAGAAGACAAATGATCGTAAAGCGCTTCGTGAACAGGGGCTAGAACCCTCTTGACACGTGCGCTCTGCATCGTAACTACCCGAAGCTTCCCCTTAGTCTTAGCGACACCAAGTCGAAGTTCGTCCAAGGGGCCGTAGCTCCCAGAATGAACCGACAAAGTACCGCCAAGAAAACGGGTCTGCTCAAGGCAGCCATTCTGATCGGCATAACCTCCACCCCACTCACTAACACCATTTCCTTTTTCTCTGCTCCTGGCGAGCCTGGATCCCCATCCAGCGACGAGTTCGCGAACACGCTCTTTAAGGACAAATGACGGATCATAAGCCCAAGCGCATTCGGTTACCGGTACTGGACGGGTACAAGCCTGGAGCCAAGAGACTCTAGCTTTTTGTGCCGCGATCTTATCGCAACTCGAACATGAAACGTCAAAGATCCTAACACAAGATTTCAGAGAAATCTTGCATTCCCTTTTTCGAAACTCACCCAAGTCACGCCCCGCGGAGGCACAAACTCCGTCAAAAGATGCCCGGGCTGCAGCGCAATTCTCTCCCCAAAAGGGGGGCAGTGGAATAATGAGGTCAAACTCAAGTTCCACAAGAAGAATTGCCTTGCACAAGGCTTTCACAATGGACCCTACTGCTGGACAGTGGGCTGTTGCGGATGCAGAAGCATCAACCATTAGACCTGTATTGGGTCGTCTTCCGTTGATCGGAGGAAAACGAGGCTTTTTCGAAAGGTCCGTTGGTTAAAGG